TGTTCAACAAACCAGCAGCATCCATTGGGGATTTGCTGCTGTTGTTTATCTATCTAGAGATTGGAGCCATGGTTGGTATCTACTTCAAAACCAACCACATGCCCGTGAGATTTCTGGTATACATTGCCATCACTGCACTCACTCGACACATGGTTGATCTAGTGGCCCTGCACCCAGAACGAATGTGGGAAATTGCTGTCATGGGAGCAACCACATTGATATTGGCCATTTCTGTGGCTGTGCTGCGATTTGCGAGTCATCGCTACCCCAGCGATCGCAAAGATGATCATATTTGAGAACACATCATGGCCAGAAACAAAAAATCCGCAGCTCAAACTGACAATGTGTCAGATTTGACTCAAGCATTGGAACAGCTCAAAGCTGAATTTGAAACTATTACTTTGGAGAGTACTATGACAAAAGCAAAAAAACCAGTGTCCAACATCACTGACAAGTTGGACAAAGTCAACGAAAACTTTACTGTTTACATGTATGACAATGGATTCATGATTGAGATTTCAGGCCGAGACAAAGACCAGAACTACAAAACCGTGAAACTGCTCTGCCGCACGCCAGAAGAAATGCATGCACATATTGTGTCAATTCTTGACATGGAACGCGATGAATAATGGCCTGGTGGAAAGTACGAACCTACTATAAAAAGTCTTGCGAGCAGCACGAACATTATGTGCAGCGCGAAGGTCAGGGTCGCATTCTTGTCAAGGATGGCTTTCGTTTTTGTGAATTCCAAGTAGAAACAAACGACGACAACTTTCCGCAATTTGAATTTGACTGTGTGCCTGGTGGCGATGGCAAAAAAGACAGTTTAGACATGTATGGCCCATTGGGCGATAATATTGAAAGTTCTGAACTGGTCGAGATGTTCGACGGCGGGTGTTGGGGCGATATTGAATTCAAGGGACTTACCTTAGAACAGGAAGAAGAACTTGAAGAATTCATCAACGAAAACGGTGCCATTGCTTTGGAAGATGACGGAGAATGGTACTTAGAAGACACTGAAGTTTGGGTCTGGGGTCCCATTGAAGTCACCGACGAACAGGGCAATGTGCGTATCATATGTGCAGATGAAGATGGCAATATGATTGACTTCGAAAAAGAGTAAGCGTATCTTTTGAAGATAAATTCAGTGCATGATTAAGAAATTAGAGCATCCGAGAGGTAAAAATTTGATTTTTCACCGTGGCACTTAGAATAAGTCTCGTAGGTCGCGACACTGTCTATGGAGAAATCCAAAACCCAAGAATTAGCTTGGGGGTAGGCCATAATAGAACTAACAGTGTAAAGGATGAAGTAAATCCGTTGACATTAATGACCACTGCTGGGATAACTGGCATGTCTGATCAATCAACTCGCTTATGACGTCTTAATCATGCACAGAATTTATCTTCAAATACAAGACGAAAAAACCTGGTATTCGGTCATGGCCGAAGCCAGGTCTTGGTTTGGGAAAAATTGGAAGTGCCAGCCTCGAGTTCGTCGTAGATTTCGTCAGTTCCAACACAATTGGAACTTGGTAGGAACCAGCATTGTTCCCACGGAAATAACGGTTTGGTTTGAAGTGCCAAACTTACAATTTGAAACATGGGCAGTCATTAAATGCGGTGTTCGAAGAGCAAAACTGACCAATAAATAAATTTATGTTTCTATCATTTCTAATGCTCATAGTCGCACTGGCTCTCAGTGTTATCGCCGCCTTTTACAGCATCATGGGATTGGCAGCAATTTTTGCGGCCGCTGTAGTGCCTATCGTGATCATGGGCTCAGTGCTGGAAGTGGCCAAGCTGGTTGTTACTGTTTGGCTACACGAGTATTGGAAACACTGCCGATTCTTGATGAAGCTGTATTTGGTCCCGGCAGTGGGTGTGTTGATGTTGATTACCAGCATGGGCATATTTGGCTTTTTGAGCAAAGCACACTCAGACCAAACCTTGGTATCTGGAGATGTGGCAGCTCAGATCACGCTGATAGACGAAAAAATACGTGTGTCAAGAGAAACCATTGACGTTAATCGCAAAGCTCTTAAACAGCTGGATGACGCAGTTGATCAAGTGATGTTGCGTTCCAATGATGAACGCGGTGCAGAAAGATCTGCACAAATACGCCGAAATCAAGCTCGTGACCGAACTCGGTTGTTGACCGACATTGAAACAGAACAGAAAAAGATAGCCAAACTCAACGAAGAAAGAGCGCCCATTGCTGCTCAAATTCGCAAAGTGGAAGCAGAAGTCGGACCTATCAAATACATTGCAGCGTTGATCTATGACGATAACCCTGATGTCAATGTTTTAGAAAAAGCAGTGCGATGGGTCATAATCATGTTGGTTGTGGTGTTTGACCCACTGGCCATCATGATGCTGTTGGCCAGCACAGAAAGTTTCAAATGGAGTAAACAACAGCGTGGTCTTCGAAAAAGTTTACCGCAGCCACAGGCGCCCAAACCTGTCACAGATGATCATGAGTTTGACATAAAAAAACATCCTTATTTGTTCAAACCTTGGAAACATTTTACAGGTGGCAAGCCCGTGGTAGCCGACAACGATCAGGCTGCAATGAACATTGTTCCTCCGGAGAACATACCCAACTTCATAGTACGGCCTTGGACCAAGGAAGAAATTGATCAACTCAATGATGCCGATGATGACAGTGATGATTCTCCTGAATTAAAACGAGCCAAGACCTTGTGGAAAGAAAGAAACCCCGGTGACACATTAAAAAATCAACGGGCCAAGCTGGCTCGTGGAGAAATTGATCGTCTGCCATGGTTTGATATCATGGAAGAAATTGCAGAAGCCAACCCACAAGGCAAACTATTGGGGTTTGGTATTAAGTTTCCTGCTCAAGCAGCCAAAGGCGATACCTTCTTACGTGTGGACGTGATGCCCAGTGTGCTGTACAAATTCAATGGTTCCAAATGGATAGTAGTTGACAAAACTCTCAGCGACCAGTATGCTCATGATAGTTCTTATATAAAACACGTGATCGAAAAGATTGCTTCTGGTGAACTGGATCCAGAAATGTTGACAGATGCTGAACGAGACGCAGTAGAACAACAACTAAAGAAAAGGTCATAAATGGTTAAAGAAATGCATAGTTATTGCAGTTTCTGCGGAAAAAGCAAGGATCGTGTAAAAAATCTCATTGTGGGCGAGGAAGCTGGAATTTGCAATGAATGTGTGGATTCGTGCAATGAGCTATTGACTGAAGAAAAGCCCGCTGATGCACAAGCATCAACAGTGAGTTTGGATCCGTGGGCGTTGAAAGAATTCTTGGATCAATACGTGATAGGCCAAGACTTGGCCAAGGTCATGCTAAGTGTGTCCATTGTCAATCATTATAAAAGAATCAACAGAACTGATCGTGAACCCGAATTGGAAAAGGCCAATGTTCTCATGCTGGGTCCCACTGGATCGGGAAAAACGTTATTGGCCCGTAGTGTGGCCAAATATCTAGATGTACCATTTGCCATTGCAGATGCCACATCAATAACTGAGGCAGGCTACGTTGGTGATGATGTTGAAAGCATGATCAGCCGTTTGTACAACGCAGCCGGAGGGGACATTGAAAAAACACAACGCGGTATTGTGTTCATTGACGAAATCGACAAAATTGCTCGCAAAAGCGAAAGCACCAACATCACTCGAGACGTATCTGGCGAAGGTGTACAGCAGGCATTGTTAAAGTTGGTTGAAGGTACAGTGTGCAGAATTCCATCGCAGGGCGGACGAAAACATCCCAATGGTGACATGATCGAAATCAACACACGAGACATACTGTTTATTGCCGGTGGTGCTTTTGTTGGTCTAGAACAAGTGGTCAAGAATCGAGTGCAAGGTACCAGCATCGGCTTCAATGCCCAAGTTGAAACAGTGGAAGATGCTGCACTGGATCAAGTGGTTCCGGAAGATTTGGTAAGATTTGGTATGATTCCTGAATTTGTGGGACGCTTCCCCAATTGGGTGAGTCTGAAGCAATTGAGCAAATCAGACATGGTACATATTTTGACACAAGTCAAAAACAACTACATCAGTCAATATCAATGGTTGTTTGAACAAGACGGAGTCAAATTGGACTTTACTCACGACGCGCTCGACACCGTGGCCGAACGAACGCTTAAAACTAAAACAGGTGCTCGTGGATTGCACAGCGAGCTGGAAAGAGTGTTGATGCCACACATGTTTCGTCTCAAGCGATATGCTCAGCATGGTATTAAGTGCGTAGAGATTGACGTTTCCTTGGTAAATAATCCCAAAGCTCTGAAGGAAGTAGCGTGAAATTACATGGAAAATCAGTGTTGGTCACGGACGACAATGTTGAACGTGCCTTGAGAAAATTCAAAAAGAAAGTCAACGAATCCAACATACTCAACGAACTAAGAGAACGAGAATTTTACGAAAAGCCCACCAGTCTTCGTAAACGTCGAAAAGCGTCGGCACGTAATCGATGGCAAAAATATCTGGACGGTCAGGCTCTGCCCAAGAAGATGTACTGATGTTTCTGGAGTTTCGTCTGCCCAGACAATTGACTCACTGGGCCTACGAAGAACTTTCTCGGGCTGTGTACCAGTGGAGTGTCAAACAAGGTGAAATTCCTTATCGCACCAAGGTCATCAAGTATAATTTTCGAATCACATTCGAAGACGATCGTTTTTACACTCTGTTTGCATTGACCTGGCAGTCCAAAGGATCGGAAACATTTTGGACAGATTACCGCATAATCACTGATCTAAACAATAGACAAA